GTGATACTGCTCTCCGACATCGCCCCACCCGACGTCCATGGTGACGTCAATGTCACTTTGATCATCAACATCAATGAAGATTTGAGCCTGTTTGTACGCTCCCCCACCCGCCGTCAGACGACCACGATTTGACTGAATCGTTGCAGAGCAAGCAGCGTTCGATTCCAGGTAATCAATCCACTGCCCAGGCCACGCTGCGCCGTCTGTGCCCGTCCATGTTTCCGAGGCGATGACGCCGCCAGCCTCAACGTGCGCCGATGCGTACATTCCCAGACTCATACGAAGTCCCCCACTGCCTGCCAAGTATCCGTCGCCGTCTTGACGAGCGTGCAACCAGAATGTTGGGCACGGAATACCAGCGACGGTGTGGCGTTCACCGTCACGCCCGCGCCCTGAGCGATCGTCACAACACCAGCGCCGACACCGATCACCTCGATCGTGGAGCCGACAGCGAAAGCCACCGACGCATTCGGCGGCACTGTGAGGGTGACGGCGGCAGCGTTCGAGCAGGTGACGACCTTGCCAAGATCGCCACTGACCAGCGTGTACGTCGTACCCGTCTGGGCGTTGATCGTCTTTACTTTCGGCAACGCAGCATCGGCGAGCGTGCCCTGCGCTGCCGTGGCGTAAGCGGTGCCCGCAGTCGTCGCAGCCGTGCCAAGGCCGAGTGTCGTGCGAGCGTTCGATGCGGCAGCGTCGTCAATCAGCGAAGCGCCGAACGTCGAGATTGTCGTCGCTGCTGGAAGCGACAGCGTCTTGATGTCGGCATCGACCTCGGAATCCATCAGAGCGCCAGCGGCCGTCACGTTCGCCGTGTCGGTAACATCCGCCAACGCCTCGATCCCGTCCAGCTTCGTCTCGTCGGCCGTCGTGAACGACGCCGTGGTAGCTGTCAGGACAGCGTCGAGCGGCTGCGATGCGGCCTCGGCAGCATCAGCAGACCCGACAGGGTCAGCGCCCACGTCGGCAGCATCCAACACCACCACACCCGTCTGAGTGTTCACACTGTCAACAGCACCACCGCCACCACCACCGCCCGAGGCAGAGATCGTGATCGTATCCAACGCGTCATCAGCGGTGATCGTGATATTCGTGCCAGCAGTCAACACCGTGGCAAGATCGTCACGCACCTCCTCCAACGAAGCCGACAAACCCAGCTTCGTTTCATCCGCAACAGTAAAAGACGCAGTCGTCGCATCCAACACAGCCGAATGTGCCTGCACCGACACACCAACATCGGCATCCTGTAACGCTGTGTCCGCCACCTCGCCTTGCGCCGCCGTAGCGTACGCTGTGGTCGACGTGAGAGCTGCCGTACCCAACCCAAGGTTGGTACGTGCAGTCCCAGGATCGACGTTCGCCAGATCGGCCACAATATCAGTCGGGTTCGTCCGATTGGTTGTTGACCCATCGGACTGCTGGAACACCAAATAATCATTGGCGGACACAACATCGTATGTCAACTCAGAAATCGTTTTATCTGCCATCAGACAACCACCAAATATTCTGACGGTGAAATCCCGCCGTCAACTTCTCCACGAACTTTCCGACGGATCTGTCCTCGACGGTTCAACCTGACAGCCATTAAAGGCGTCAAAGGTTGCTGTACGCCGCCACCCACTACGAGACGGTCAACGCCCCCAACTGTTAAATACATGCGTTCCTCACCTATTAGGCCAAACTGTCCCGCAAAGCCTGAGCGATATCTTCCTGAGTTTTAGGGACATCCACACTCTTCGTGGGGATACCCAACCAGTTCAACATCGCTTCGAACTGTCGATCGTCGCGCCGCTCATCACGGTCACCCGTGAACGCTTGCGACACCCGACCACCAGACAAACGTTCCAACTGGGCGAGGACAGGCAAAGTGTTCGTCGCAAAATATTGGGGTTTGTTTTCGTCTTCGTAGAACGGACGATCCTTGTACAACTGGTGATCCATAAAGATTTCGGTCGCAGCACGCGGCAGCGGGTTCGCGTTCGCCACCAAACGTTTCGGATCGCCCAACATCGCCAACTGTTCCTGAATATCGAGATGCGGGAAGTCGGGAACAATGGCTTTGCCGTCACCGACCATGAAGCCGCCAGCCGCCTCCATCCACTCAGGCATCGTGCCCTCGGCGTCTTCGTCCGTGAAGTTCCTGACCGCATGATCGAAGCGTGCGTACGCCCGAGGCTTCAAAAACTGTTGCTGGAGTTGCAAAGGCAGCGATCGAGACATGAAAGTCCAGAACGGGATCACCCGTTTCATCGCCTCATCAAACTCGGACAGTTGCGAATAGTCGAAATGGATACGTGTCACACGCGCCAACGCCTCAGCAGTATCACCGCCACGCTTCGTAGTGTTCAACGCCAACGCCAAACGCATCGGCCCCTCAACCCATTCACCCATACGCTGCGACCCGCGTGTCACCTTGTTGTTCGTCGCCCGCCCATACAACGTTGGATCTGCGATCTCGTCGGCACCGAACCGTCCACCAGCACCAGAACCGTACGTCGCCTTGAAAGCGTCCTTAATGTACTGGGGGGCCGAACCTTCATCTGCGATCAGTTTCGGATCTGACCAAACCTTCTTCCACCAAGCCATAGCTTCCGCATGCTCGCGGATCGTGACACCCTCAGTGGCGTTCATAAACGACGCCGACATAAAGTTGCGGACATGGAAACCTGGGGTAGCAGTCGCATACGTTTTGAAGAACGACGTGTAGTTGTCGTACAGACGCCAATACTCTTTTTTGCCTGTCATTTCGGTGGCGTTCAAAAACCCGTTACGGACCTGATCGCGCATCATCACACTGTCACCCGCAGCGAACACCCGAGATTCGAGACGCGACCACCCGTCAGCCGCAACAGCCTTCATCCGCTCAGGAAGCGAACCGTCCTTAACATATTGGATGAAATCTTCGTGACGCTTCTTCGTCCAACCCAACCCCTCGACCTCGACCTCCATGCGACGAACATCGACAAGCTGGTCAAGGATCTGCTGGGTTTCAGGATCAGGTGTTTTCCCACCCCACTCCGACAGAATCTGGTCAAGCTCATCCATCGACTCCTGCAACCGCACACGACTATTCTGGGGAAGATCACGAACCTCTCCACGCAACGCCTTCGCCTCAGCCTTCGTAGCCTCAAACACAGCAAGCTCGCTGCGAGCCGCCACCGCACCCTCACGGAACTCGTCCTGCATAGCCCCAGACACAGCTTCACGCTCAGACCGTTGCGCCCTCAACGCCGCCGAATTACCCTCAGCGACACCAACCTCACTCTGGAGAACCTCACGGCGACCAGTAGTGATAGCTTCGAACACCTCAAAATCTTTCTCAGCCAACTCGGCCAACGCCTCCAACTGCCTAGCGTCAGACTTCCTGCCACCAGGACGCACAACGCCACCCAACGCGGCGTAAGCATCATCGTTTTCCATCTCCAAATATCGGGAAGAGTTCTTCACCCAATCCTGCGACGCCTCATACTGTGTCCGCCAAGCATCCAAAAAGTTGTCAAGGTTCTTTCCCTCAGCAACATCGGCCGCAAGAATCCTTTTAAGCTCAGCTTTCGACGCTTTAGAAGCGGTACCCAACTCGTCGATCACCGAAGTCAAATATGCCTTAGCGTCCCGCAAAGACTGTTTTGACGCAGAACCAATCTCCGCCTCCAAACCCTTGACAACAGTCTTGATCTTGTCGACCTCTTTCTTGGACGCCGCCTTCGCCGTCTTGTTCGTCGCCTTGGTGGCGTTCTCGTCAACGATCTGTTTCCAACCTTGCCCTTCCAGCCCGAGCGTTTCAGCCTCGACCTGATCAGGGAAGTTCGTTTTAGCCGACCTGACAGCCTGGGCGACACCAACGTCTTCGGCGGTGGTGCCGACCATCACCTGAGCAATCTTCGCGAAATCGTCCTCCATCACCTTCTCGCCGCCAACCAAAGGACCAAACTTGCGGTTGATGTCGTCAACCGACGCATCACCCAACGTCACCGCCTGGCCGTTGTAACTGTACGTGCCGCCAGGTTCCAGCGAGCGGGCAAACGCACGACCATGCGACTGGAGATCGTCGACCTTGATCTGTCCAGTCTCGCGCAACGATTGCATCAACGACTTGCCTGAACTCGTCGGCACATGCGTCACATAATTCGCCCGTTCCGTCAGACCGCTAACACCCTTCTCTTTCGCCCCAGAGAACACTGACGCAGCCAAACGCGACGCCTCATTATCAACACCCTTCTCAGCCGCATGCGTCAACGCAGACCGCTCAGACGGCGACATCGCCATCACCTTCCGCAAATCGGCTGCATGAGACTGACCGAACGTCCGCCCCTCAGACCTGATCACGTTACGGGCATGAATGACTGTGATAGCCGACCGCGGGTCCAACGTCGGATCTTTCGCCCGCAGCGAAGCAACCTCATCCTTGATGTTCTTCGGTGTACGCAACGCCGCAGCGCCACGACCCACAGACGTGTCACCCACGCGGGCAGCACCCTTCGACACACCGCGGGCCACAGCGTTAGTAGCGCCACCTGTGCCCGCAATCCTTTTACCCATGAAACGTGCGCCAGCAGGCCCAGCACCAATCATCTCTCGGGTCACATCGTCCAACGATGAGATCCCGAGACGAGAAACCTTTTGAATCGTCGCCGCATCCGCACCCTTGATCGCCAACTTTTCGGCAGCAGCCAAACGGCCAGCGGTCCCAGCAAACTTGCCCGAACCGCCCGTCAAATAGGTGGTCGGGTCGAGCAGCAGGTCGCCAGCCAAACCGACGGCACGGTCAACCCATTTGTTGCCCGTGTTGTAAGTGATCTGCCCGTACCCGTAACTGTTGTCCTTGATTTTGTCGGTCCATGAACGATCGTCGTCCCGAGACTTGTCTTCGTCAACGAGCATGCCGAGAGGGTTCAGGAACTCTGCCCACTCGGGCAGAGCCTTCGCCAACTCCTCGACACCAACCGTTACTCCACGTCCACCCATCGAGATAGCTTCGAGGGGCTTTGCGAGCACAGAAGCGACAGGGTTGTTGAGCACGCCGCCGATGAACCCTTTCCAACCGCCCTCACCCTCTGGTTCGGACGTGCCAAGATGGGCTTTAGCCGCCTCCAACAGACGGTCTTCGCCGCCCTCGCGTTGCGGGCGTGGCTGTTGGAACTGCTGCATAGGCGAGTACGCCAATCCGCGTCCCTGGCGGGACTGATGGATTTTTTGTGCCTCAGCTTTTTGTCGGGCAAGATCGAACTGGTTGATCAAATCTGGAGCCCCATCTGTCGGAGCTGCCTGTTGCGTGCACCGATAGCGTCAGACATCGGGTTGCGGCCCTGTTCCTGCAACTTGTGGGCCTTCCACTCAGAAAGCCGTCGAGTCTCGTAATCTTCGGCGCTGGCGTCCGCACGCGCCTTAGAGCCCTGAGTGAACTGGGCTTGCAAACTTTTCTGCTTCGCCCGCTGATCCCCGAGTGCCTTCATAAGCACGTCAGGATCGTTTTTCTGCAACCGCTTGACCATCGCCGAAGGACTTTCGTCTTGCCCCCACCATTTGTTTGGCCCGCCAGGAGCAGCCTTCTCTGTTGGCCGTCGGCGGGGAATAAGGTCGGCGTTGCCGCTGCCCTCCGCCAACGACATGATGTCGGCAAGCTCGGCAGGGAGGGGTTCTTGTGGTCCTGGACGCGACCCGCCTTGGGGAGCGCCTGGACGGTTCATCATGTTTTCGCCGCGCGCCGACCAGGCTTCACGTTCCTGGCCTTGGCGCAAACGGCCCTCGCCCGCAGTGATCGACTCCTTCAACCGTTTGATCTCGTCCGACATGTCTTTCTGGGTGCCGCGGGACGCAGAAAGATCGTCGGTGCGGAACTGTTGCATCGGGTCCAGATTGGCCTGGTTGTATTGGGTGTCCAGCGGGATTCCCGCCTTCTCCAGCTCTTCCGCCAAAGCCGACTTGACGGGTTGCGCCTCATCCATCTGGCGTTCCCAGGTCAACGTAGCCTGTTCCGCTACCTTGTACTCTTCCCACGCCTGCTTCGCCGCGTCTTTGTAATCAGAAAGAACGTCTTTGTTGTCGCCCAACCCCTCGCGCAGGATCTCATAAATGGATGGCAACGATCGGCCCGCCATAATGGCGTCCGCGATTTCCTGGTCGAGTGGCGTCTGCGACTCAGCCAGCGAGTCGAAGAACGTGGTGGAAATGTCGGGCATCGGGATCTGCTCAGGTTCCCCATACAGCAGGCTCGCATCAATACCGAACCCGCCAGGCTGGTTCATCGACGACATCACACCGAACATCGGGTCAGACAGCAACGCCATGTAGTCTTGCAAAGCGTTCGTGCCCTTGGTTGAACCGACGCCTTCGTCGTCGATCGGCAGCGCCGCCGCAGTCGGGAAAGGATTAAAACCTGCGCCCATCAGCTTCCTCCCAGAAGACCAGAAAGATCGGCCTGTTCGCCAACCCCGCCCATAACAGAAATCAACTGCATAATCACCTGCATCCGTTCAGCGTCCCGAGCCTTCTGCTCTTCCTTCTGACGCAACGTCAAACCCATTTCCATCGCCCGCTGCTGGGCTGCACGCCCATCAGACGACTGTTGACGCATCTGCCCAGCCTCTGTCCGACGAGACGACAAACCCGACTGGGCTTTAGCAGCCATACGGCGACGAAAGTTTTCTGCCGCCGACCTCGACGAAGCACGTTCGTTGTTTTGCAACGCCAACTGTGCTTCGGCACCCCGACCGTCCAAACCGTTCTGAGACGCCCAATCGCGAACCGACCGTTCCATCGTCGCGGGCCCTGGATCGTCGTATCGAAGATCGTCCCACGCAGAGCGTGTACCGATCGACCCGTCAAGAAAATCGTACGCGCCCTTCGCTGTAGCAGCGTCCTGATCGAAAGCGCCCTGCATCTGTGTCCGCAGACCGCCGTTGTCCGATGCGGTGAACATGCCCGAAGCGAGCAGTTCACGCAACGCCGCCGCAGTAGAGTTGGCTGCTTTCAAAGCGTCAGCCTTACCGCCGCCACCACCGCGACCACCGCCGCCACGACCACGACCACCGCCGCCACGACCACGACCACCGCCGCCGCCACCTCCACCAGAAGTGGTCGGTAGCGGATACCCGCCCGCGCCATCGCCAAGGTTCAAGCCCAACGTGTCGGTGTACGTCCCAGAAGGAGCGCCGCCAGGAATCCTGCTCACATCAGTGATTCCAGTCTGGTATATGTCAAACGCTTCCCGAGTCGACGGATCAAACAGCGGAACCTCATACCCAGTCCCCGTAGAAGGACGAGAAGTGCGAGGAGGGGGAGGCCGATACGCGTCAGGGTTCGGCGTCCCACGACTATGAGACGGAGTTCTCCGCGAATGTTCAGGAACATGAGGCATAAAAAAATCCTAACCTAAAAGTGGCCTAATAGCGTTCACGCCCATAGCGGCCTCAGCAATCTCAGCAGCCTTCGCCGCCTCCAAATCCGCCAACGCATTCGCCTGCATCTCATCCAACGAAGCCTGAGAAATATCGAACTGGTTATTCGCATCGACCAAATCGTTCGACAAATAACCCTTATCACGCACATAGTCCTCAAGCGACCATTGCCCCTGACGAGTCCAATCCTCACGGCCCGTCGCATAATCGTCAGAAGCCCAACCAAACTGATCAGTCATCCGCTGAGAACCAGTCTCATAATCGGCCTGACCCTCAGATAACTGGCGCTCCATACGGCCCAAACCCAAACCGTAATCGTCAGCCATCCGCCCCTCCTGCAAAGCGAACAAATCCTCCTGACGAACATTGTCGTCCATCCGACGACCCACCGTCTGATCGACCACGCCACCGCCAGCACCAGGACCAGTCAAACCTCGGGCAGCCAACGAGTTCATAAACCCGCCAGTCTGATCCGTGAACGCTCGACGATAATCGCTCTGCTGTCGACCAAAATCGTCACGCTGACGGCCATAACCGCGAGAATAATCGGCCATCCCCTCAGCCATCCCACGCGACTGACGATCCCAACCCTGATCGTAATCGGCCCGCTGCCAACCCTGCTGGGCCTGTGTCCGCCCCCAATTAGTTTCAGCAGCCTGACCTGCCCGCTCCCAATTGGAGCGGGTGCGGTCATAGCCAGTGTTCAACGCAGCAGAAGAACGCTTGCTTGCCTTCCCAGCATTGAAACGCCCAAACTCGTTCGCAGCAGACTGAGACGCATACTGATCGTTGATCTGGCGACGTTGCCCAGAATATTTTGCGTATTCAACCATCAAGCATCCTCATCTATTAGACAGTTTCGTCCCATCAGCTGGTGTGCCAACAACCAGTCCACCGAGCCGATCCGCCTGAATACACAGTGATCGCCCCATTCGTGTTGATCCCGATCGCCGTCGTATTAAACGGAGACGAGGTCCCAATCCCGACAGTCCTCACCTCGGAAGACGGGCGGAACCCACCAGGCACCGTCGCATTGCCCGCCGACGTAGAAGTCATAGCGCACACAAGATTGCCGTAACGGACGTACCGAACACCACCAGAAAACGCCGTGGCAGGCGCACCCACCTTGCTGTCCGATATAGAATTATCCATGATCGTCGAACCATTGTGGATATGCGAAGTCGAAGCATAACCATGCGAGTGAGAAGTCGCAGCATACGAATGGCTGTGGGAACTCGCGGCATAATTGTGGGTGTGAGCACCCGTTGTATGCTGATGCTCAAGAGCAGCATAAGAACCAGCAATCTGTGCACCCAACGCCGTACGAGCCGCAGTAGCCGACGTAGCCCCCGTACCACCATTAGCGATCGACAACGCCGAACCAGACCAGTTCGTGTTGTTCACTGCGCTCAACGTCGCCAACGAACCCAACCCCAAATTGGACCTGGCCGTCACAACGTTTACCAAATCAGACAGATTGCTTGCCCTCTCCAACCTGGCCGTCACCGTGGCAGCAACGACAGAGTCCGCAGCTTCCATCTGCTGCTTCGTGACCGCCTCCAACGCCGCCGTCGCATCAGCACCCAACAGCAACGAAGCCGAAGACATCGCAACCGAACCGTCCTTGTGAACGACCTGACTGTTGAGAAAATCGCGGATAGCGTTGTAGTTGGATTGATGCGCCGCCGCCACAATAGGCGTCGAAGCCTCAATCGTGCTCAAAGTCCCCAAAGTAGCCATAAAATCTCCTAGTTAAACCTTCGCGCCCGATACTTAAACACGATTCCGTCCAAACCCCACGGCTCCCCAGCGGTCCCATCAATCTTCAACTGGGTAGCAGCCATCGTGCCCAACGACGAAGCCTTTTTCAACGTCGAACCAGACACCTCGATCGCATACCTAGTGCCATCGTCATACTCGCTGCCGTCGCCATACAAAGCGACACCAGTCAAAGCGTTAATCAGAACGGTGAACTGTCGTTTCACGTCCTGAGTCTCGTAATTGGCGAACACAGAACACGTCAGACTGTACGAACCCGACTGTTTGCGTGCAATGAACGTCGGACGCCGCCAGCGTTTCTTCAAATCGGGCCAACCCGCATGCAGCCAGCCCGTCGTGTACGAAGTGGGAAACCCGATAGGTGTCCCCGACAGATTGTCGTTGCCTGCGTCACCGATGTCGACGCGAACAACGTTCGGCCCGCACCTGCAAAACCCGTACAGGTCGACAGAGCCCTGCCCGTACGCTCCAGCAGCGAACGGGCCCAACCCTTCGCCCGACGCAGACCTGAACTTTGTCCACGCATTCATCGACGGGTCAAGCACAAAAATGCTGGCAGCGTCACTGACCAGCTCGTCCTCTTTGTATGGCACCGACCACCACAAGCGGCGACCCAGCCAGCCGAGCCACATGTTGTCCAACGCCGACGCATTGAAATCGTCCGACCCGAACAGCGGACGCAACGCCATCGAAACCTCTTGCGGATGTCCTCCGCCTGTGATGCTGAACACGCCTTTCGGGAACGACACAAAAAACACTGCGCCGTCAGCGACCGCAACCGTTTGCGGCGACAACGTCCCCACAGTCAGGTCGACATCGACACGCTGCAAATCTTCCTGCCCGTAACCGAACAGAGCAAACACCGCAGTTTTCTTGAACACCAACAGATGGTCGTCGTGTGGGATGATCGCCGTGATCGGCCCACCACCCGCCTTGATGTCAATGTAATCGTCTTCGAGCCACGACTCGGGGTCGTTCGGATACGACCAGCGGACACGGAACGGGCAATCACCGTCCGTCGTCTCGGTCGTGTGAGCAACCCACATGCGGCCCGCATGTTCTGTCGCATGCTCGCATTTCGGGAACGACGAACCCACGGGAGACAAATAGTCGTCACCGAACACAGTCGAACAATCCGACAGTTCGACCGCATTTGCAGACGAAGAATCCCACGACGACGCCAACTGGCCCTTGCCGCGAGCGATATAAACGTCGTTACCCCACGGAGCGTAATCTGCGAGATGCGGGGACGCCGTACACGCCATATCCGCCCCCGCACCGATCGTCAACTCCTGAAACGCGCCGTCCGTCGACCAGTGAACACGTTCAGCGTTCGACACCATCACCACGTCGACACCGTTAGAACGTTCATGGACAACAGCGTTACGAGGATTCCAAGTGTCAGCTGTGACCGTCGAACTGTTCCAACGCTGCCAACCTTTGCGGGACGCCAACCCTGCACGCGGGTCGACCTCCATGTTCAAAATGTCTGACGCCTCGTTCTCACCCAAAGCAAAATCGGACGACCTCAGATTGAGGCCACCCCGAAAATCCATCAAGTTCAAAGGTTGAACAGAGTTAGCCATATCAGCCCAAACCCGAACCCATCTGGATACGGCCCTGGTGGTCGTGTCGCATGATCGCATCCCGAGCCGAATACATCGTTCGCTCAAACGAACTGAAATAGAACGCCGACAAAATCTCGTCCTCCTGTTGCGCGTACACCCTGTAACACGCGTAATGCACCAAACAGCGATCCAAGCGGCGCTCAACACCCGTATCAGGTGTGTTGCCAGCCGCAGAGATCCACGACGGATTGAACTGGCGGTAACCCCTCACCGTGTATGTGCGCGCCTCGTTGTTCGCAGGCCACAAATACAGTTGGTTGCCCCAAGTCGCATACAGTTCAGGTTGGCCGACAATCTCCGACTCGTCGGCAAACCGTTCCTCAGCATCATCGAACGGCACATCGGTCAACATGAGCCCGCCCACCTCGCGAACCGAAGTGATCGACTCCAGGTTGACGGGCAACGCAACAGCGTTGGTCGTCGGGACATCCACAGACCACGTTGTCTGATAGAACGGCCACAACTGTTCCAGGTTGATGACCTGCTCGAACCCTTCCGCTAGATACAGGTCGAGAAGGGCGGTCGGGATGTCGTCTTCTTCTGGAAGGTCAAGTTGGGCTCGTACAGCGTTACGTAGTTCCTGAACGTTCACTCTTCAACCTTCGGCTCGGCCTTCGCCTCGCTGGACGCCCGAGAATGGCCCGCACACAACGGAGCAGCCGAATCACGGGTTTTCTTCGTTGAGATGCCGCGGCAAGTGTTGTCATTCGCCGTGCACATGTTTTGGCGCGGGTTGTGCCACGCATCCATCTGGGTTGAGGAAGGCTCGAAACCGTCAGGCATCAGAGCGAAATTGGTGCCAGCAGTGAAGCCGTCAGAGTTTGCCAGAGCCATGTTTTCGTATGCCATCACTTATTAGTCCTTTTCGTCCCACAAAACCAGAAAGGCGGGGACCGCCGAAGCGGCCCCCGCCCAACGGTGTTACAACCTCAAACTAGAATCACGCCTGAGCGAAGTTCACAATCTTGAAGTTCTTACGACGCTCGTTGGTCGTGAGGTTACCGAACGCAGTGATCACAGCGTAACGGGCGTCACGGAAAGTGCCGCCACCGAGCGCCCCACCGTCACCGTCGATCGGAGACTTGGTGAACCCGCTCTGCTTGAACCATCGGCCCTTACCCCCGACCAGCGAGATCGTCTCAGGGTTGATACCGATGACGGTACCGACAGGCGCAGCCTTGTCCCAGTAGAACGGGACACCCTTGAACGCGACGTTCTGGAAGCCGATAGAAGCAGCCTTGGTGTCCGTGAAACGTACGTTCGGGGTCAAACCCAGCTCGTAAATTTCGTGGGAACCCTGGTCGCCAATAAGCGCCTTCACCTGATCGTTGCCGTCCGAAGCCGTGTTGTACAGGTTCGTGGCGGTACGCTGAAACTCTGCAAAGGTTCCAGGGTCTGTAGTGTTTCCAGTATCCGCCGCCGACAGGTCCGTCACGGGCGAAGCCCACTTCGTCTGCGTAGCAGGGTTGATCCCGCCAACAGTGGCGGTGTCGTCGATGAGGTCGAGGATCGAGTTGAAACCAGTGGTATCAATGCCCCAGAGCTGGTTGTTCACCATCTTCTGTAGCGACTTCTCGGACTGCATGATGCGAGCCTTGAGAAGATTGATGATCTGTTCCTTGCCCTGGTTCTTGAACTCTTCCATGCCACTCATGGCGATGGTCGAAACAAGAGCCTTCCATTCGTAGGAAGCCGTGTCGATACCACCCTGCGGGGTGATGTCGACGGTATCCCACTCATCGTACTGGGTAACATCGTCGTTCTCTTCGAACATCAGGTGCTCAACAATGTTGAGGCCACCCGATTCCATGCGAGTACGGTTCTTTTCCATCAGCATCCACGACAGGACGTGCTTGTTGAACACGTTGTCCACCAGCTTGCCGCGGTAATTGTCAAGAGTGGTTGCCAGAAGATCGGCACCTGCTCGGGTAACGTCGCCAGCTACGGCGGGGTTATTGATAGCAGCCATGATTCAGTCCCTTCCAGGGAGAGTGTCAGTCGAGGCCGTGAGCGGCGAGCGCCGCTGCGTAAGCGTCCTCAACAGAATTGATTGTGGGAGTAACAGGAGCTGCGACACCGTTAGAACCATTCCCCGCCGACACCGAACCCGACGCCGCAATCAAGGCGGCTTGACGGGTGCGGTCATCGTCCTGACTTGTTTTTGCGGCCCGCTGCTCAGCAGTGGACTTGGCATAAAACTTGTCAAACGAAAGGTCACGGAAAATGTTTTCAAGAGAAAGCGGGTTTCTTTCCCCGCGACGCACCGCTTCTTGCAGCACGTCACCCTCATTCCAGTGTTCGCCATACTTCTGCGCCAACCGATCACACTCGCCATCAAGCACCTGTCTCGTCTGATACTGGCTCAGTTGAGACACCTGCTGTTCAAGTTGGCGTACATATTGAGGCACAGGCTCATCTGACTCAGAGTCTGAATGGGCGGGTTCGCTCTGCTGGCGTTCCCGAGCATCCTGCTCTGCTCCATACGTTTCCTGCAAAAGCCTCAGCGTTGCCTGCGGGTTGTTCTCCAATGCAGCTTGGAGAGCCTGCGCTCGGCTGAGTTCCTGTGTCTTGCGGGTGTAATCAGACTGACGCTGATAGCCCGCAAGGGCTTCACTCAAAGGAACCTGAACAGTTTCCCCATTCACCGTGACGGTGTGAAGATCCTCAACAGGTTCATCGGTTGTATCCCCTACAACTTCGGCTTGTCCATCTTCGATGGGTGCACTCGCCTCGGGGGGTGCAGGCTCATCCCCAAAGTCTCCGCCAGCGAAAGCTGACGTGTACTCTTCGGGCTGGTCCTGCGTTTCGCTGAATGTTTCAGCAACTTCTTCTGACATCAAGAGTCCTTCATAGGTTGTTCTTATATATTAGGCAATAGCGTCCCGCTACCGTTGCATCACGGGCGAAGGACCAACGTTTAGCCGAGCCAAAAGCTCGGGCGGGATACCCTCAATCGGTGACTGGTCGCCACCCATCTCAGGAGGGCCACCCTGCGGCATCGGCGGCATCCCAGGTGGTGGGCCAGAAGGCGGCATGCCAGGAGGCGGGCCACCAGACCCAGGGGGGCCACCAGGACCACCAGGACCGCCGCCACCATTCGGGTCCTGCGGCATCTTCTGCTGAGCGAAGAACTGCGAAGGATCTTTCACACCAAACCCGTCCTGCAACACTCGACGCATCACGGCCATCGGATCAGCAACACCCATCTGCAAGAACGGGGCCATCGCCTCCATCAGCTGCATCGCCCGCTGGGCACGGAACGACTCGTTGCGAGGCTGGGTCGAACCAGCCTCAACCTGATAATCGAACTGGCCCTGAATGTAATCCTTGTCGTACGTCAACCACAACGGCATCGCATCCGACCCGACAATACGGACCACCTGCTCCCCCGTCATGTACGACTGCAACAGTTGAATCAGTTTCTCACCGATGCGAGCCAACGAACCCTCAATGTTCGACAACTTGTCCGACGAACGAGCGTTCTGCTGATCCTGGATAAGCGCAGCCTCAGTAGCCGTACGACGGATCTGCGACTGGCCGAAATCTTGCACACCAGTCGTCTCGTCGATGTCCTGAGAAATAACGTCAGACATGTTGTAAGCGTCAGCGTTGATCGCATGAGAAGGCATCCGAACAACAGCCTTGTTGATGTCAACGATCGCACCGTTGACACGAACAACCTCGTTATCCTTGTCCGACTTCAACGCATCAATCGCCTCAGGGTCCAACCGCTCGTCAGCAATATATTTCCGCTGATTCTGACGGCGGTGCAACATCTGCTCCGTACGAGTCTTGTTCAACTCTTTCTGCAACACCTCAATCGCCTCAAGCTCACCCATGGGGTAGAACCGATCAGGGACGTTGTAGTTGCGGATCATCTCGAACGGATGACCGAACGGATACGGCTGAGGCTTCGGTTCAACCAAGAACCCGCCCTCGTAATTCATCACGAACGTCGCAACCTCTTCTGTACGCAGATCGTAATACTCCCAAACGTCAACGAACCCGTTTGACGACTCGTTACCCGTCAACGACTCACGCTCGTCCTCGTCGGCAGGCGACCATGCGTCACGTTCCTGCTGCTCACAATTCACACGATGCGCTGGGATGTACCGCTTATCCACCTTCACGTCCGACACGGGCCGCTTGATCCGCTGAGCGATCCAACGGGCCTCGTTCAGGTTTCGGGCGTCAGGATCGACATAGATATCGAACGGCGAGATCCGTTCCACGAACGGACGATCGTCGTGAATCTTCACTTCGGACTCGACGTTGCCGTCAATCTTCTCACGATCATCGACGCCAGGCTCACCGCCGTCAGCGAAATCGGTCGACCCGTCAGTGTTCGGGTCAGCCTTTTTCACCTCAGTCTTGAACTTGTAACCGCATTTCGTCCAACCAAAACCGACGACGAGAGCGTCGTCGACCGCAAGCCGAAACTCTGACTGGTAACGGTGTGCACGCCACATGTAGTTCAACACCTCTTCGGTGATGAGCGCATGCGGCCCCTGCTCTGCACGGCGGGCCTGCACCAAAAACTTTGGGTTGTTGACAGCGACCGACGGGGCAATAACGTTTTTGATACGAAACGACGAGTTGATGACCATACGGTCCTCAATAGAGTCGGTGTCGTACTGTTTGCCCGCATACATGTTGATCATGCGACGCCACAACGTGTCCAAGTCTTCGTTGAGACGCCACTTGATGGCGCGGTTCACTTCGGATTGGAAACGCTTCAACGTCCCCAAGTTTTTCTTCGAGGTCATTCAACACCCTTCGTGTTGGCGCGTGCCATCACGAAGCCGAGCGCACCCACCGTCAACACTAGACGCGACTCGACGCCTTCGTCGAC